AGCGACGACGTTTTTTGGACCGGACAGGAATTTTGAGAACCCCTGGTTGCTCCCGGTAAGCGGCACGAACAACCAGCGTTGTGTGAATCATATTTCTGAACCGGATAACGAAATTCCGCCGGGCTTCAGGGGGTAAGTGTTAATTTCTGGTCATGAGGTAATTTTCAGGAGGGCTTGTGGCAAAAGTTTTTACACAAGAAGAGCGGGAAAAAATTAAAGGGCAGGTTGTTGAACTCGTACGCCAGAGTGGGCGCGAGACGTTACAACAACTGGAAGCTAAAACTGGGGCAACAAGATATCTGATGAGCGTTCTGGCCAGAGAGCTGGTTGCCAGTGGCGATGTATACAACTCTGGTTACGGGTTATTCCCGTCTGAACAGGCGCGTAAGGACTGGCAAAATGCCCGTAAAAAGCTCTCAAGGGCAAAGCTGAAGAAACCATCTGCGGTTGATCCGGACCTTATCTGGTCATTACCTGATGGAGAAATACGTCGCTACGACAGGCATCATAATATAATTTGTAGTGAGTGCCGTAAAAGCGAAGTTATGCAGCGCATATTGTCGTTTTATCAGGGGGATTCTCAGTATTTATTGAAGTGAAGAGACTAAAGAGCATTAATACATATGTGAATTGAAATTTTCATGGTACAGGGGAGAGCTAGCGTGGTTGTCCGCTTTGTGCTAGAGGTGGATATTGAGGGGGATCAGAGGATATTTAAAATGGATGGTCCGTTTTACAGATGTACTTACATAATCACTGCCTAGTTGCTTCCTTTATGCCACGCTTTTATGCCCCAAAGATAGGTGTTGATGATAGCGGTAGTCGGTTCGGTGTAATACAACTGCTCGGTTACCGTAATCACTAATGGTGCCTGAGATTGCTTCTACGTAAGGGGGTAAGGAGTTGGCTCTGAGCATGTCAGCAACGAGGCCATAGTCTGCTGACTTCGGGGGGGGCATTCAGGAGCAGAATGAACAGATGGGGCGGGATTGGCTAATAATATTACCCATGGCGAATGTTAGCGACATGATCATATTCAGGTCATCAGCGGTCATCCGTGTCATCTAGGGCTCTATCCTGACAGAAAACTATCCGGCACACTGCGTGAAAAATCAGAGTAAATGATACCTTCAGAGCATACAGGAGAAAGTCGACGCTTTTCAAACGTGTGCCTTAAGAATTAGAGGATAATATAACAAAAATGAAATTTAGGATAACATCAGACTTGACATAGCTAGGTTATTGTAACTAAATGCGGTAAAACTAATCAGAAAAATTTTCGTTATTTTTTATAGAGAGAATAATCTATGGAGAAAACATTTATTTCGGAAATATTATCAGCTTATCATCATTTACAATTAGAAAATGCAAATGAAGCAGCCACAAGACTAAAAGTGATAGATCGGGTATTAAAGGAAGTCTTGATGTGGACTGATAGTGATATAAAACCAGAAGAGCATGTGACTGAAGATGGTTTGACAACTTATGCTGATTATATACTAAAAACAGCTAATATTGCTCTTGTTGTTGAAGCTAAAAAGGCAGGGCCAAGCTTTAGTACAATTCCAGGAAAAAGAAAAATAAAGCTAAGTAATAGTTTTTTACAAAGTGATCTTGGTGAAGCGATAATACAAGCTAGAGATTACGCCAGGAAATTTGGTATAGATTATGCTGTCGCTACGAATGGAAATGTATGGGCATGTTTTGCAGCTCAGAGGCATGACAATGTCAAATTTAATGATTCAATAGCGCTTGTGTTCTGGTCGTTAGAAGATTGCTTAAATGATAATTATCAAGAATTCTATGATTTACTTAGTCGTGAAAATGTTATATCAGGAAGTCTAGAAACAGCACTTTTAGGTCGCGTCGAAAATCAAATAGAATTTAGAAAATTAAGAAATTTTTATTCGCAACAAAACAGAACACAGACAAATAATCCAATATATCATTTGATTGCTGATGAATTAAGGTTGGCTTTTTCTGATTCTATACTTTACTTGGATGAAGACTCCTTTGATAAATGTTATGTTTCAACACCAGAAACTATGAGATTCGATAGTAAAATTAGAATGAATATAGGTAGGCGTTCAAGTGTGCTGAATGGTGAAGTACTAAAAGGGCTTAATGATAAAGATACAAAAAGAATAGTTGATAAGTTTCAGGTTAAAGGGAAGAAAAAAATAAAAGTCAGGAATGACAAACCTCTCGCGATCTTGTTACTTGGGACTGTAGGTGCAGGTAAAACAACATTTCTTCATTACATGAGAAAGGTTAGAATAAAAGAGTTTTTTTCAAATCAATGTGATATCTTGACGCCGCATTGGGTTCATATAGACTTTCTAGATAATCCATCAGAAAGTTCAATAGTCGATTTTATTTATAAATCAATTCTGGAATATATCAATAAGCATCCTGTTTTGAGTAATAAGGATTTTGTATTTGATGCATTTCGAGAAGATATTGAGGCGATAAAATCAGGACCTCTTTTTTTATTGAGTGAGGATCAAAAAAATACCAGAATCTCGGATTTTTTATATGAACAATATAAAAAGATAAAACCTTATGTTGATAAAATAATAAGTCGCGTTACAAAAGAGACATCTTTTTTTCTTGTTATTGATAACGTTGATCAGATCGAGTTTGATGATATCCAGTCCCGGATATTTACCGAGTCATTTTCAATTTCCAGAGCGCTTTCATTAAATTTAGTACTTTCATTGAGGCAGTCTACATTTATCAAACATAAAAACTCACCTGCTATAGATGCTTTCGATTTTGAAGTTATACAAATAGATCCACCGAGAATAAGTAGTGTGATTGCAAAACGCTTTGCACTAGTAAAGTATATGACAAGTAATAAAAGTGGAAATTTTATTGCAGAAAATGGCGCTAAAGTTGTATTGGATGATATATCACAATTAGTCGATATTATTAGTGGGTCTGTGCTGGGAAGTGAGATTGGAACACGTATTGAAGTTCTTGCTACGGATGATGTTCGATTAGCATTACGTATGACTCGTGAGTTCTTAGAAAGAGGGTATACGAGTCCAGGTAAAGCAGTACAAATTTTCAGAGAACAAGGAAGATATCTTCTTCCACGTCATGAGGCATTTAGAGCTATATTACTGGGTACTGAGTTGACTTATAGCGAGTCAACGTCGACTATTGCGAACCCGTTTGATTCGAATTTAGCTGTGACACAAATGCAATTATTGAGGCTGTACATTCTTAATGTTATCGTTTCGTATGCAAGCGATCCCGGATTCAGACAAATCGATGGTTCGGTAATAACTGAAAAGTTAAGGTTAATTGGTATAGGTGACTCTTTCACGCATCGAGTTCTCGTTGATTTATGCAATAAAAGGTTTTTGTTCACCGTAAATCACGGAGATCCAACAGCTTCATCAAGTTTCATTCCTTCTCGGCTGGGGGGGTATATTGCAAAAGAACTTATTAGTAATTTCACGTTTATAGAGTGTATGCTTTATGATACATATATTGCTGATGCTAAGGTATGGAGTAGATTAAGAGATCTGAGTGCTAGAATTGAGTCTGAAAGAGATGTAATAAAAAGGATCACAATGCGTGTAAGTCGAGCAAAAACTTTCTATTATCAAATGGAAAAACTTATTTCACCGCTTTGTTCCGAAGCTATTATAAGAGGGTTGCCTTCACAATGGTGTTCTAACCCTCTTCAGGAGCGTTTACCTGAGTTAAGAAAAGAACTAAGAAGAGTTCTTAATTCTGCAAAAAAAACATATCAACCGAAACAGGATGATTCGTCTAAGTATTTCCTTGATGAAACGGTTTAAAAGATGGGGCTAGTATGCCCCATGCTATTATCTTACTAAAATAAATTTGGAAGTGCTGTTACAATAGATAGAGGCTCATTGTCGAGTCTCTGTTTTAATTAGTTGGTTATTTTATGTTTATTTATTTCGATATCAGATAAAAAATCAATAAAGACAGCTTTGTTGCTAGTATTTAATTCTGTAGTAATATACGGATAGTTGTTTTCTGATATACCACATATCTTTAATTGTTGGTTTTTGTCTTAGTTGATTTAAATTCAATCAACCACTCCAGCAACCTAAATATTCCTCCAGTTCCAAACAATGAATATATGATCAGGAGCATAGCACTGCTCTTCATTAAAAATTTACACTTAGTTTTGAGAAAACTGCTTACGTTATCTTAACTCTGAATTTGTACATCTTAAGAAGTGCTAGTTATATTTAGTTGTTGTGTTCCATGTTTTACAGAAAAATCAGAGAAACTGTACTCAATAGTTGCATTTCATCACTGATGAGACCGCCTTGTATTTATCAGGACTGGTGTACGTCCGATACAGAAAGTTGTCGTGCTGGTCCTCAAATGTGCGCTGGCTATTGCGGGTAATGGCAATTTATTGTCTTGCTATTGTCCTTATGGATCGCCTTTCTGATTGATTTTATATTGGCGAGGTAACGGGAGTTAAGTACAATGGCTGCGGGTGCTTGAGGCTATCTGTCTCAGGCATGAACACCAAAGGCAGATAGAGAAAAGCCCCAGTTAACATTACGCGTCCTGCAAGACGCTTAACATTAATCTGAGGCTCAATCTATGAACGGCAAATCTAGGTTAGCCTCTTACGTGCCGAAAGGCAAGGAGAAGCAGGCTATGAAGCAGCAAAAGGCGATGTTAATCGCCCTGATCGTCATCTGTTTAACCGTCATAGTGACGGCACTGGTAACGAGGAAAGACCTCTGCGAGGTACGAATCCGAACCGGCCAGACGGAGGTCGCTGTCTTCACAGTCTACGAACCTGAGGAGTAAGAGACCAGGCGAGGGAGAAATCCCTCGCCGCCTCTGATGTGTCAGGCATCCTCAACGCACCCGCGCTTAACCCGCTTCGGCGGGTTTATTTTATCTGTAAATATTTTTATAAAAATAATGCCCACACACAGCATAAAACAAAAAGTATCACAGATAAAAAAGGAGCGTAATGTGCAGATTTGTTGTTTTCCATATTTACTCACTTTAACATAATCAATATTGATATGGTTGTTGTTTCGGTGGTTTCAAACGAGATGTTATGGTGATCTGGTAAAATTGCATAACATTAAAATTTAATTTATCTAATCGCTTTTAATAATAAGCGTTGTGTTTATCCCAGCAATCTGTTGTTTGACTTTTATTCCATTAATGTAGGGGCTTTACACTGGAACCAGTTTATTTATACTTTATACGCCAGCCTGAACAACTGGCACCTGCTGCGCCAGCAGAGACAACCGATGGCGCACGATACCAAATTACACAATTCTGATGATTCTGCCGTCTTTGCCAGCAGGTGCGGACGGCGTTTTCATGCATTCAAATCGGACTGGTTCCAGCATCCACCATGCACTGAAGAGCAGGCTGAATGGATAATTCAGTGTTACCGCAGGCGCGGATACGAGGTTAAAAAAGCCCTTAGCCTCGACTACCGTCACTGGATAATCTCCGTCAGGCTTCCTTACTCCGAACGCCCACCGCGTCCGTCCCGCACATTCCAGCAACGCATCTGGAGGTAACGTGCGGGTATTACTTCGACCTGTTCTGGTACCGGAACTCGGGCTGGTGATAGTTAAGCCGGGCCGTGAATCCATGCCGGTATTCCACAATACCCGGGTACTGGTGGAGCCGGAACCGAAAAGCATGCGTAATCTGCCGTCCGGGGTCGTTCCTGCCGTTCGCCAGCCGCTGGCGGAGGATAAATCATTACTGCCATTTTTCAGCGACGAACGAGTGATTCGTGCTGCTGGTGGCGCTGGTGCATTGTCTGACTGGTTACTGCGCCATGTTAAATCCTGCCAGTGGCCACACGGCGATTATCACCATAGTGAAACCGTCATTCACCGTTATGGTACCGGCGCAATGGTGTTGTGCTGGCACTGCGACAACCAGTTGCGTGACCAGACCTCCGAATCACTTGAGCAACTTGCTCACCAAAACTTGTCAGCATGGATGATTGACGTCATTCGTCACGCAATGAATGGCACACAGGAGCGGGAATTATCGCTGGCTGAATTATCCTGGTGGGCGGTCCGCAATCAGGTGGCGGACGCGCTACCGGAGGCGGTATTACGTCGTTCGCTGGGGTTGCGTGCGGAAAAAATCCGCTCAATGTACCGTGAAAGCGACATCGTACCGGGAGAGCAGACCGCCACCAGCATACTGAAACAGCGCACAAAAAATCTTGCGCCGCTGCCTCACGCCCACCAGCAACAGAACCCACCACAGGAAAAGACGGTGGTCAGCATTGCCGTTGATCCTGAGTCTCCGGAATCTTGCATGAAACGACCTAAACGTCGCCGCTGGGTTAACGAGAAATACACACGCTGGGTGAAGACACAGCCGTGTGCGTGTTGTGGTAAGCCAGCCGACGATCCCCATCACCTGATTGGTCATGGTCAGGGCGGAATGGGGACAAAATCTCACGATATTTTCACGCTACCGCTGTGTCGGGAGCATCACAACGAGCTTCATGCGGATCCGCTGGCGTTCGAAGAAAAGCATGGTTCTCAGGTTGATTTAATTTTTCGTTTTCTTGATCACGCCTTTGCAACTGGCGTGCTTGGGTAAAAGAGGTGACTGATGCTCATAGATTTGGTTTTACCTTACCCGCCGACGGTGAACACTTACTGGCGACGCCGTGGCAGCACATATTTTATCTCGGAGGAGGGAAAGCGTTATCGCCGGGCTGTGGTGCTTATTGTTCGCCAGCAGCGGCTGAAATTAAGCCTGTCCGGAAGGCTGGCAATAAAAATTACTGCAGAGCCGCCGGATAAGCGCCGTCGGGACCTGGACAATATCCTGAAAGCACCGCTGGATGCACTGATGCATGCGGGGCTTCTCATAGACGACGAGCAGTTTGATGAAATCAATATTGTGCGCGGTCAGCTCGTTCCTGGTGGTCGGTTGGGGATAAAAATCACAGAACTGGAGTGCGCATGAATAACCAGTATTTACAGTTTGTGCGTGAGCAGCTCATTATCGCCACCGCTGATTTGAGTGGGGCAACAAAAGGTCAGCTTGAAGCCTGGCAGGAGAATGCCATGTTCGATACAGGGCGTTACAGGCGTAAAAAAATCCGGTACCGAGATGAAGTGACCGGAAAAATGATTACGCGGGATAATCCACCAATCCCGGGGAAACAATCGCTGGCGAAGGGGACGTCAATTCCTCTGGTCAGTCCGGTTGAGTTTTCGACATCATCGTGGCGGCGGGCTGTTCTGTCTCTTGAAGAACATCATAAAGCCTGGCTGCTGTGGTGTTACAGCGGTAGCATTTGCTGGGAGCATCAGATCGCGATAACGCAGTGGGCGTGGACTGAATTTAATGCTCAATCCGGTACCAGAAAAATTGCAGGAAAAACTCTGGTGCGCCTGAAGACGTTGATCTGGTTGGCGGCGCAGGCGGTAAAAGCTGAGCTTTTTGGTGGGGAAGGTTACGAATACCAGGAACTGGCGTTACTGGTGGGAGTAACAACCAAAAACTGGTCCAAGACATTTACTGGTCACTGGGTTGCAATGAAACACATTTTTCATCGGCTGGATGGTGAAGCTTTATTGTTGGTGGAGGGAACACGTTCAAAACAAAAGGCGGCATTTTCATAGCAAAGTATTGCAAAAGTAGATAAAAAGGCATATATTTCGTGTGAATCTGATATTTTGCCGTTTTTATACGTGATGGCAAAGCTAGTAAAACCCGTGACCGAGCGGGTTTTTTATCCCCAAAAAATGGCATAGACATTAAACGTGATGATGATTGTGCCAATACTTTCTCCATCAATGACGCCCCTTGACTGCATGGAATCCAATTTGTTATGTAATATGTGTTGATATTTTTGAGTTGTTAATGGTGTTACTATGAATGACAGTGCTCTGCTCAGAAACTCTTCACTTTTTGTTGCTTATATGGGCTGTCTAGGATGGGGAAGCGCTTATTTCTATGGATGGGGTACTTCATTTTACTATGGCTTTCCATGGTGGGTTGTCGGGGCTGGTGTCGATGATGTAGCACGAAGTTTGTTTTATGCTGTGACAGTTATCGTTATATTCCTTATTGGATGGGGAGTTGGTATTGTTTTCTTTTTGGGCATAAAACAAAAGCGCAATATACAAAATTTGAGTTTTATCCGGCTTTTTCTCGCGATATTGCTGCTTTTTATTCCACCTGTTCTGGAGTTTTCGGTAATTCATCAGCATGTTGAGCCAGATGTACTGATTTTCTGCGTTCTTGCTGCCTTTACAATCACGCTTTTTGTCAGGTCTGGAAGAAGACTTGTTTCAGTCAAATGTTTTTCGGAAATGTATTTTATTCGCCATCACCGAATTGAGTTCATGATGGCTGGGTTTATGATTTATTTCTGGGCATTCTCTCTTATTGCCGGTTGGTACAAACCACAGTTTAAGAAGGAATATCAGGCGATCCACTATGAGAATGTATTGTATTACATTATTGCGCGCTATGATGATCGTCTGGTGTTATCGAAATCATACAGGAGTGGGGGTAAGAAATTCGTTATATTTAATAGCGGAAATATTAATGATTTTGAAATTAATACTATCAGAGTGCGTTAAAATTTCTTGAGTAATGAAGATTTTTACTGCCCGGCATTGAGCGGTTTTTTTATGCCAGAAAAATGGTGTGGTACATAAAATGTGCTGGTGGTTATTAATACCGGTCTTTCAGCTTGCTGGCTTTTTCGACAAGAGTTATTGGTATGTCACGTTAACCAATAAAGAGAAAAAGACATGCTAAAACAGCAGGATATGACCGAAACAGCCAGAGTGGTGTTTAATGAATTAAGCGTCACTGAACCGGCAACAGTTGGGGAAATTGCGCAGAATACTTACCTTTCACGCGAACGCTGTCAGTTAATACTGACCCAGCTTGTTATGGCGGGTCTGGCAGATTATCAGTTCGGTTGTTACAGACGCCTTCCGCAGTGAAGGTTTTTTCATTTGTGGTAATGGGCGGCTGGTGGGTGTTAGCGGCACCTGCCAGCCATCTGCTCATGCGTTAGGGTCACAAGCAAACCTCAGGCCCATCTGCTTTGCGCAAAAGCGGTATGAGCCTATCAGAGAAGTGCTTATTGATCTATGGTTGATACTGTAAAAATATCCAGTTGTGAGTTAATCAACGCTGATTGCCTGGAATTTATCCAGACCTTACCGGAAAACTCTGTCGATCTGATAGTCACAGACCCGCCATACTTTAAAGTGAAGCCCGAGGGCTGGGATAACCAGTGGAAGGGCGACGATGATTACCTGAAATGGCTGGATCAGTGTCTGGCTCAGTTCTGGCGGGTACTGAAACCTGCCGGAAGTCTCTACCTGTTCTGTGGTCATCGCCTGGCATCTGACACCGAAATCATGATGCGTGAGCGCTTTAATGTGCTGAACCACATTATCTGGGCGAAGCCATCCGGACGCTGGAACGGGTGCAACAAAGAAAGCCTGCGGGCGTATTTCCCGGCAACAGAGCGCATTCTGTTTGCCGAACATTATCAGGGGCCATACCAGCCAAAAAATGATGGCTATGCGGCAAAGGAGCGCGAGCTTAAACAACACGTCATGGCCCCGCTGATTTCTTACTTCCGTGATGCGCGTGAATCACTGGGGATAACGTCCAAACAGATAGCGGAAGCCACCGGAAAGAAAAACATGGTGTCGCACTGGTTTGGTACCTGTCAGTGGCAGTTACCGAACGAAGCTGATTACAGAAAACTGCAGGCGCTGTTCGCGTGTGTTGCAGAAGAAAAGCACCAGCGTGGGGAGCTGGCAACGCCACACCAGCAACTGGTCAGCACATACAGTGAACTGAACCGGCAATATGCCAGTCTGCTTGAGGAATACAAATCTCTGCGGCGTTATTTTTCTGTATCGGCCGCCGTTCCTTATACGGACGTCTGGACGCATAAGCCCGTGCAGTATTATCCGGGTAAGCATCCCTGCGAAAAACCGGCGGATATGTTGCGTCAGATAATTTCTGCCAGCAGTCGTCCGGGGGATGTGGTTGCGGATTTTTTTATGGGATCGGGGGCAACAATAAAAGCAGCAATGGGATTGGGGCGTCGCACGATTGGGGTTGAACTTGAGTCCGGGCGTTTTGAACAAACAGTTGGTGAAATATTGGTGCTGAACGATAAATTGCGAAATGCACAATTAGATAAGAACAGGAGCTAATCCTCGATTAATATCTAAGCCAAGCAGGATGCTAGGAAGTTCTGATATATTCTGATCGTTTTTCGATGCTTTAAAATGATTTGTGCTGGTTGCGAAAGCACGTGGTCGGGCACTGCGTTCACACATCTGGAGGGTGTGAAGCCAGCTTTTTTGTGTGTATTCAGATGGCGTTCTGATTCTATAACGAGTTACGTGGACATCAGGGATGGAGAGAATAGGAACGCCATCTTAATACATTTTCCCCGTTTATTTGATATATCTTCCGGATAAGGGATTAGGTCTGGTTTTTTATGTCATTCAATAACGCTCTTCTATACTGTATACAATACTTTATCCTGGCAGTGTGTTTAAAACCTGAACTTATCCTTTGTTTCGTTTATAGACAGAAGGGCTAATGTCGACTTATCATCAGCAGGATGGCAATAGATGTGTAAGTAGCTGGTCACCAGCTATACTTCAGTGGTACTTCTGAGTGCTTCTCTCCGTGAAATGATTATCATCCAGATGGCAGGAGTAGAGTGAATATTGATGATATTTCCAGGTGCTCCAGCTTGTTGCAGCGTATTGAGGATGTTAATGCTGAACGAGCCAGGGCCTTTAGTCGTTTGACAGTTATATTTTCTACCCCTGATCGCCTTTCAGGAAAGAACATTGTTTTATTAAACAGTGATGCCATCCATAAGGTTTTTGAAGAGTTCATGGCTGCTAATTCAGAATTGCTGGCTCTTGTTGAGGAATACAACGAGATAGCCAGCCGTGTAGGCATGGATGAGTTCAGTGTCATGCTTCGTGGATAAAAACATGCTTCATATTTTCTGTTAGCTCGCTACGGCGAGCTTTTTTTGTATCTGAGCCACACCTGGCGCACATCAAAAACACAGAGCCTTTCAGGAGGTGCTTACGGGATTGTCAGTGTGACTTTCACTGTGGGCTGGTAACCATCTGGCGCAGGCTCGTCTACGCAAAGGAAAAGTCACGATGTTAGGTATTTTCAAAAAGAAAACCCGCAAGGCCATCACAGAAGTGAAGAAGATGGAGAACCGTGATGCGGTGGAGGCGACCGTCTGGGGCGCATATTCCATTGCATATGCCGACGGCACCTGCGATGCGAAAGAAATCGCAGTACTGGAGAAAACTATTGCTGCGCTTCCTGCTTTTGCACCGTTCTCTGGTGAGATTGCCCAGATGAGCGCCAATATCCGCGCCCGTTATGAAGCGTCACCGCGTAGTGCGAATGCGCATGCATTGCGTGAGCTGGCTGATGTGGCGGGGACAACTGAGGCGGTTGACGTGCTTTGCCTCTGTCTGGATATCGCTGATCAGGATGGCATTGGTCCGGATGAAGAAGCGCAGCTCAAGAAAATTGCACAGGCGCTTCAGTTACCACTGGAGCAGTATCTGTGAAAAGTGCGGGCCTTGTGCTGGCTGCCATCCTGTTGTTTCTGGTAGTGGCAGTGGATTTCACTGGGCGGTTGATGTCGGTACTGGCTGATGGTGTGTTGGTGGGCGGGGAGGGGGCTCTTGCCGTTACACCGTAATGCAAAATAACAGCATACAAAAGGTATCGGTGATGGTTGTTATTGGTGTGGTTTATTAAAAAGTGTAAGAAAATTATGAGCGTTGTAGTTGAACAAAATGGTAG